CGTGCGCTCGGTGGTCGAGGTGCGGCAGATGCGGTGCAAGCAGTTAGCGTTGGAGGAGGTGGACCCGACGGCCTACGCCGAGTTCATCGCGAACGATCCCGACGCGGTGGCGGACGGGGTGCATTTGGTGGACGCGACGAGCGCGTTCACGTTGGGCTTTGACGAGGGCTACGACTGATGGCCGAGACCCCGAAGGTTCTCTCTGCGCTCTTGGCGCAGCTTCCCGATAACACGACCGGCCTTATCTCGCCCGAGGATATCCGGGACGCGGTGGTCTCGCTTTTCCCGAGCCGTGGTCAGTTGGACCTGACCGCGACGGCGTCGACAACCTTCGCGCTGACCGACACGTGGTACAAGCTGGCGGGGACGACCGCGCTTGACGCCACGCTCGGTCAGGACGGATTTTCGCAGGCCTCGGACAACGAGCTCCGGGCGACGAAGGCGGTTAACCAAGTGCTCCTCGTGACAGCAAACGTCGAGCTGGTTTGCGCGTCGAACAATAAGACGTTCGGCATCACGTTCGCCAAGAACGGAACCCCACTTTCCAACGTTCACGTCTCGGCTATCCTGTCGGACTCGAACGAGGGCTACGGGTTCTCGCTCACGGCGCTCATCCCGACGGCGGCGAACGACACCATCTCGGTCTACGTCCGCAACGAGACCGACACGACGGCGGTGACGGCGATCAGCTTGTCGCTTTCGGCGGTCGGGTTTATCCGGTGATCGAGTCCTACGGCGTCGATGCCCGTCAGATGTGCGGCTCGGACATCCGAAGCCGTGGGGTCTGGCCGTCCGATTCGGCCCGTCTGGAGGCGTTTGTGGGCCAATACGGGGGCAGTCTTGAGGCGTTCCCGGTCGGCAACGTCGGGGTCGGGCTCCGGTGGATCGGGACCGAGCGAACGTTGACGCGCACCGGGGCCACGGCGGGGGCCGCGTTGGAGAGCCTGCGAGCCGCGATGGTGGAGGCCTGATGTCGGTCGTCGTCCGCGACTTGTCGCCCCAGTTCTTGAAGCAGTACCGCGACGCCTCGCGGATGGCGTTGGACGCGGCGGCGAACGTGTACGAGGGCAACCTCAAGCGGCGGTTCTTCAAGGGCTACTACACGTCGCAGGCGTTCCGCTCGACGGCGCAGGTCGTGCAGCACGTCCAGCGGGAGGAGCCGACGTTCGGCGGCAACGGCTGGTACACGAAGGTCGGCATCCCCGAGGGCATCACGGTGACGGCCAAAGCCAAGAAGGGCCGGAAGGCGAAGGCGGTCACGTCGCGGTTCTCGGTCGGCAAGATCGCGCTCGCGTGGGAGCTCGGGCACCATAACATCTTCACGCGGCGGTTCGAGCGGGTCGCCATCTTCAAGCCCGTGGCGATGGAGTCGGCCCGGCAGATGATCGAGACCTACAACCGCGTCCTCAACCGCTACCTCGAGCGAGGCAAGGCCGTCCGATGACTCTCCCGACCTACGTCGTCCCCGGTAGCCTGACGCTCCCGTCCACGACCTCCACGACAGCAATCTACGGGACGCTCCGCAAGGCGCTCATCGACTACGTCTCGCCCTCGACGGATACGCTCGCCGGGTTCGTGGGGACGCGCATCTGGGTCCGGGCCGCGCCCGCTGACCCGGTGTTCCCGTACTTGACGCTCCGGCTCGACCGCGTCTCCCTGCCCGAGTTCAATGGCTACCGGGAGACGGCCATCCTTGAGGTGCAGGGGGTGGGCAAGCCGGACAGCCAGTTGCCGCTCGTCGAGTCCGCGATGGACATCGTGGATCAGGCGATGACGTCCTTGACGGCCTCCTCCTCCGGTTTGATGGTCTGCCGGGGTCGGACGCGCCAGACCGTGCCGCAGTTGACGGACCCCGCCGATAGCTCCGTGGTCGCGGTGGTCGCCAACTACGAACTCTTCCTCTGGCCCCGTGTCTTGACGGCGCGGGCCGTATAGATTACACCCACGCACCCCTTACCCGTAGGATAGACCAATGACCGCACCGCTGACCGGCTACACCGCCACCCTCCCGTCCGATGTGCTCCTCGACTCCGGCGTTCTCTACGCTGGCGCGACCGTGTTCGGGGCGTTCGCTGGGGGGCTCAAGTTTGACCCCGGCCTCACCTACCGCAACGTCGAGTTCGACGGCAAGCGGTCGCCCGTCAAGGGCATTGACCGCAAGATGATGCAGATGCCGAAGCTCACGGGCACGGTCATCCAGTTGTCGACGACGAACGTCGGCCAGCTTGAGCCGGGTGCCACCTCTGCCACGGGCGTGACCGCCGTGACCGCCGCTGGCGGCTGGACCGGAGCCTCGCAGAGCTTTACGCCGAAGCGGGCCGCTAACCTCCTCGCGGCGGGCGACTACCTCTCGGACATCCGTGCCATCTGGCTGCGCGGTTCTGGGACGTTTGTGCAGGTCTACTTCCGCTCCGCGCTCTGCACCAAGTACGACATCACCTCGCAGGACGGGTCGGAGATCGCCATCGCCATCGAGCTTGAGGCGCGTCTGGCCTTCGGCGAGACCGGCTACACGAACGTCGGCGACGCGCCGTACCGCATTGAGTACCTGAACGCCGTCTGATTCTTTCCCCTTCAGCCATCCTATCGATGCCGACAATCAATCTGGACGACTTGGTCAACCCGTCACGCCTGCCGCGTGTCACCCTGTTCGGTCGCGAGGTCGTGGTCTATCCGCTCACCGGGGCGTCGGCGCACAAGGTCGCCGCGCTCCAGACGGACGACAACGGCTCCGCGATGCTCGGGGCCTTGCTCGAGGTGGTCGCGAGTTCGTGCCCGGATTTGACGCCCGAGGAGGTCGCTCGCCTCTCGGTGGATCAGGTCGCGGCGCTGGTGCAGTTGAGCCGTGGGCAGGTGGTCGAGGTCGAGGCGATGCTCGCGGAGCAGGCCGCAAAAAACTGACGCTGGCGGCGGCTGATGGCCCGTCGGTCGCCGTCAAGTGGGACGCGGAGCAGTATATCCGGCGCGTGGTGGTCGAGACGGCTACCCGCACCGGGCGCGGGGTGGGGGCGGTGGCGCGGGAGAGTTTCGCGCTGACCTTGTGGACGTGGGCCGAGATGCGGACGATGGAGCGGGAGGCGACGGTCACGCGAATGGGGGAACGGACGGACTTGGCGGGACAGGTCGCCATCGCGTTCCATCAGCCGCAGGACTTGCAGAAGATGGAGATGCGATACTTGAAGGCGGCGGGCCAGTTGTCGCAGATGTTTGACCAGACGCGGGAACGGCTCACCGCATTGTCTCAACGGATGGCGCAGGCCGTCGCGAAGGCCAACGAGAAGGAGTAAGCGATGCGGGTCTTTAGCGTTGAGATGCTGGTGAAGGAGGAGGGCGCGGCGGTCGTCGAGGCCGCGCTCAAGCGCCTCAAGAACGAGGCCAACGCGGTCGCCACGCAGATGAAGGTCACGACGTCGCAGGTTACGACGACGGGCACCGCGATGAAGGCCGCAGGACAGGCGACCGAGATCGCGAAGGACCGAGCGGCGAAGGCGGCGATCGGGTTCGCGGCGGTCGGTCAGTCGATGGCGCGGACGGGTTCGCTGACCGCTGACGCCGGGACGCGCATCGTTGAGGCTGGCTCCCAGATTGCGACGATGTTTGGCCCGACCGGGCTGGTCGTGGCGGGTCTGCTGGCGACGGCGGCGGCCATCGGGACCGCGATGTTCAGCGCCCGTGGCGAGATTGAAAAGACCAAGAAGAAGCTCGACGAACTCGTCGACGTCGGTGACGTGGCGGGCCTACAGCGGGAGCTCGACAAGCTGGTCCTCGGCACGGCCAGCCAGCGCGGACGGGATGCGATTGCAGCGCAAGCGACCGAACTGGCTCGTCTCAACCAGCAGTATGGATACCTCTCTGGCAAGCTGTCCTCCGAGTTTACGCCAGCCGAACTGACGGCTCGCGCTCGGATGCAGGAGTTGACCGAGAGCATCCAAGAAAAGCAGACGGCCATTACCGACCTGCGCGAACGCATCGGGCTGGCGGCGACCGCGCAGCAATACCACACAGAGGTCGTCGACGCGGCCAAGAGCGCGACGGATGCGGCGACCGAGGCAGATCGTCGGCGCAAGGAAGCTGTCGACGCGCTGACGGATGCTATCGAGCGCAATGCCCGAGCGCGGCAAGCCGTGCAAGAGCGCGAAGAGCGAGCCGAGCGCGAGGCGGCGGCACGGCGACGACAGCGAACTGGCCCGCCTGCCTCGGAGCGCCCTGCGCCGTGGGACCAGCAGACGGGCAAGGGTGCAGCGGCTGGTCAGATGCAACGCGAGAGTCTCGCGGCGAGTCTTGGTGTCAGCTTGGCCGGGATGCAGGGTGAACTGGCGAGTCTCGGCATTGACATCAACCAGCAGCTTCTCGACTTCATCAAGTTTGACGACTTCAAGGCTGGCATCGCGTCGGGGATTGAATCGGCGCTCAAGGGTGGCCTGATGTCTGGCCTTGAGGCCGCCATCGCTGGCGGTGATGTCGGTGGGGCGTTTGAGGCAATGGGGCAGGCCATCGTGCGATCACTCGCTTCGGCAATGGTCGATGTCGCGGTGGCGGCGATTGGACTCGGGAAGCTCTTGGCGGCGGTGCAGACGTTTATGATGGCGCACCCGCTTCTCGCGGTCGCCTCGGCGGTGGCGTTGCTCGCCTTGGCGCGGTCGATGGGCGGCTCGGCCAAGACCGCCCCGATGTCGGCCATCGGTGGCCCGAGCGGGTTGACCTATTCGGCGGCAGGCGTCTCGGCTGGGGCGACCTCGCAGATTATCTTCGGCTCGACCTCGGCGACGACGGCGGCGGGGATGACCCCGCGGAGTTCGACGAACGTGACCATCATCGGGCCGAACGATCCGACCGCGCAGCGGGCGATGCAGGAGTTGCTGGCGAAGGCGAATAGCCGAGGGAGGGTGGGCTAATGGCGTATATCAGCTTCACGGACAGCGTCGGAACGACCCTGCTCGACAACGGCCTGCGGTCGGTGGCGGGCGGTGTCGCGTCGCGGTTTGCGGATTGGGTGCCATTCCAGCGGCCTATCGGGGCGGCGGCGGTCTCGCTCGGCACCGGGGCGCGGTCGATGTTTACCTTCCGCACGGACTACGGGGCGTCCTTCGCGATGAACGACATCCCGAACACGTCGATGGATCGGATGCTGCGATTGCAAGCGCATCTCCTCGGCGGGGGGACCGTGACCGTGGCGACCGAAGACCCGCTCAACCGCACCTACACCTGCTGTCTCGCGCCCGAGGCGGACGTGGGGCTGACCTTGCAGGACAAGACGGCGCTCTTGTATTCGATGACATTCACGGTCATTAATATTGCGGCCAGCCCGAGCGCGATGCTGTGCACCTATGACGGCCCGCTTTTCCTATGGACCGTGACGAACGGCGTAGACAATAGCACGTTCGCCCGCACTGGCGTTGCGACCTACAACGCCAACAGCTAACGATGCCGACTCAAGCCTATCGCTTACGGATTCGCAACGCCGTTGACTCGGCGGACGCGCTCGTCCTCACGTCTATCCGTGGAGGGACGAACCCGTACATCGCGGCCCCACCGAGCGGCGACGGGCAAGAGGTCGACCTGCTCACGGGCGCGGTGCGGACGGGGGCGTACAACGTCGAGGTGGTGGACGTCGCGACGGGGACGGACGGGACGGGCACGATCCGCGTCCTCACGAACCAACTCAACGACTCCTCCGCGACCACGGCCCGCCCGCACCTGCTCTCGCGTCGGGCGTTCGTCGAGATGTCGACCGACGGCGGCTCGTCGTGGACGGCGTGGTGCGCGGGGTTCATCTCCAACATCCGGCAGGTCGACGCGATCCGCTAC